GGGAAGAACTACCGAAGCAACAGAACCGTGTGGTCTTGCTATCAGTGGTCAACTGTTTGCTATCTGTTCTGATGGATCCCAACAAAATTACACGAATGTTCTTAGTAACAAGTCTGTCCTTAGTAACACTATGACTCCCTCAACCAGTTGTGGGATACAAGTTATCCGAGGAAAGAAAGTGGTTGATATGAGTCCTGGTCAGACGGGTTACATCACTACTAAGATCGATGGTGGGATGACAGTTAAACTGAAGTACACCATTGTTGATCCATATGACTTGGAGATTTCCTGGCAATTGATTGAAGTCAAGGACTATGGACCTGGTGGATATGAAGTCAATGATCAACTTCGTATCTTCATCGGTGATTGGTCAACAGTCAAGCAGACTTACAACCGAAATCAATACAGTGAGGATAAGAGGAGAAACGAAAAGTATTACCTTGGATTCAAAGTTACTGCTATCAATGATGTGCAGTGCCCCGATCCTAGTAACAACCAAGGTAGAATTTCCGATATTCAGATCAATAACGAAGTTTATTCGTATAAGGTTCATCCCTATCTCGTCCCAACTACTGTTGTCAACAATAGATCTGTGACAAATAATGAGTACAAGATCAATGTTAATTCTCTTGTCCAGAGTTTGTTTCTCTATGACAATGGATATGCCACATCATTTGATGAATATTATTTGAGAGAACAGGCAGCAGGAAGACAGGTGATCTTCAAGCAGGATTATCTGGATGTACGTGGATTCCGATTCCGAGTGGCATTTAGAATTGAATACATTAAGTCTTGGAGTTCTGGTGATGCTTATGAGTACCCTGAATATGGATGGTTTGCTAATGTGTCTGTCGATACTGTGTCTAGTTGGGGTAAGAGATACTCTGAGTACGATGCTTTGACAATACAATGGCCACCTGCTAGAATCCAGAACACTGATGGTAATGAACCTTCTGCACCATATTATCCTAAGCAAACGAACTTGCCTAAGGATGTTCTGGTGAGGGATAGAACTACCAACAGGTTCAAGAGAAATGCACGATGGGCAATCTACCAAGAGTCTCACGACAAGAATAGTAATGTGTGGTATAGCAATCAATCATCGTTCAAACCTTCTCAGAACACTACACTTGATCTAATTATTTCGGACGTAGACTAATGGATTATTGGGATAGGAGACTGCTTAAGTCTCAACTGGAACTGGAGGGTGTCCGAAAAGCACTCAAGGATGCAGATGGTGACCGAGAAAAACTGCGGAAGAATCTTAAGAAAACCAAGAGATTTTACAAAAGCAGACTCGGAGAGGTTGCTCGACTCGATCATTCTCTATATAATGTGGGAGAACAAACACAGGAGGGTGCCAATGGCGACGAAGGACCAGAAACTACGGGGGATGTCCCTACTAATTGAGTCTCTGCATAAACCTGATAGTCGTCTGCGAAGTTGTGCTCACAATCAAGAGTGCTACCACGAACTGCTGATGTATCGTGATGAAATTATCCAGTATTGCCAGAACCGTTTGCGGGAGATTGAAGCAGAATGATCAATCTCCACGAACGTTATGGTCACTATTTGACTACTGGGAGAAAGCACGACAGGATTGATGAGCGAGTTATCGCCTATGGATGGACAGATAATGGCAAAGACCTAACAGGGTATTATGTATTAACTGAGAATCATCGTCTTCTATATTCCATCAAAGGCGAATATCAGGGAATGGAACCCCTGGTTTGTTCAATTTAGTCGCATTATCATAACTTATAATGGTAATAACCGTCACTAACCAGTGGCGGTTTTTTGTATAAATAACATTTCGTAATGACATTACGATTTGTTACAGCACTTCAGGGGTTGACGAATTCTAGACGAGTGGTGTACAATACTTAAGCGGTCGGGAGTCGAACCGACCCATCATCTGCGGGTAACCATTCCGCAAGTAAATTTAACGAGGTAATTTCTAATGATCAAATCCGCATTCGCAGCTCTGGCTGCTGCTCCCCTTTTCGCTGGCGCTGCCCTTGCAGGTCCTTATGTGAACGTCGAAGCGAACTCTGGTTTCACTGGCGCAAACTACACTGGCACCAACATCGATACCCATATCGGTTATGAGGGTGCTCTGGGTGAGTCCGCTGCTTGGTACGTCCAAGGCGGCGCTACTATCGTTGCTCCCGACGGTGGTACTTCTGACACCGTTCCTTCGGGTAAGGCAGGTCTGTCTGCTGGTCTGAACGAGAACCTGTCTGCTTATGGCGAAGTCTCCTTCGTTGGCAGCGGTGTTGCTGGTGTTGACCGTTCCTACGGCACCAAAGCAGGTCTGAAGTATTCCTTCTGATCTTCTAGAGTAGACTAGAATATATATTGGGCAGACTTAGGTCTGCCCTTTTTTGTCACTGGAGAATTATGGGTCCCAAAAACACAGTAATTTACACAAAGCAAAACTGCCCGTTCTGTACAAAAATCAAGCAACTTTATACTATGAAGGGGTGGTCTTATCAAGAAATGGTTCTTGATGTTAACTTCACGAGAGATCAGATTTATGAAGAGTTTGGTCGTGGTTGTACCTTCCCTCAAGTTATTGTTGATGGCAGGAGAACGGGTGGATGCAATGAAACCATTAACGAATTCCGACGTAATGGATGGGTCTAAACTAAATAGTTGTGGTATCGTTAGGAGGTCAACACTTTTTGCATCCATTTAATACACGAGGAACCCCACGATGCTACAAGCAATTTATTTCTTTGTCATACTTGGTGCGTTCATTCTAGGTACTGTGGTTTCTTGGATTGCTAAGGATTATGTCGATGCCTTTATTGACAATGCAGCATACTCCAAAGCAATTACACACCCAGAGATGCTTGACGAAGATGGCAAGGTAAATCAGGAACAACTTCTGTACTTGCACTTCACCGATGATGATGGTATGATTGACGACGAAGATGACTACTAACTATGATTCTCGTTGATATGAATCAGGTTATGATCGCGAACCTGATGGTATCGTTGACACAATCTGATGAACTTCAAGAAGGACTGGTTCGACATATGGTTCTCAATTCGTTACGAAGGTATCGAAATGAGTTTCGTAAAGAATATGGCGAACTGGTCCTTTGTTATGACAGCAAACATTACTGGCGACGGCAAGTGTTTCCTTACTACAAGGGAACGCGAAAGAAAGACCGAGAGAAGTCCAAGCACGATTGGAACAACATTTTTGATGTACTGAACAAACTGAAAGATGAATTCAGAAACTCTCTACCATATAAGGTTGTTGAGGTCGATGGTGCTGAAGCAGATGACATTATTGCTGTCCTGGTCAAAGAGCAGGGAGTCAAAAATATTAGACTCCAAAACAATATGCAACCAGCCCAGAAAGTTTTGATTCTTTCTGGCGATAAAGATTTCATCCAGTTGCATCGTTTTAAGTTTGTATCTCAATACAACCCTGCTTTGAAGAAATATGTGGGTGGTGTTGATCCATTCATATACATCTCTGAGCACGTCCTGAAGGGCGACAGGAGCGATGGCATACCCAATGTCCTATCTGACGACAAATGCCTGTTAGAAGGGCGTAGACAGCGACCTCTGGGCAAGAAAAAGATCGAGTCCTGGATCAATCAAGATCCCGATCAGTTCTGTCAAGATGAAACCATCCGCCAAAACTATGAGCGAAACAAAATGCTCATCGACTTCACGTTTATTCCCAAGGAGGTTGAAGAATCTATTATAGATACCTATGAAAGTTTCGACCCTCCAGCACGAAAATACGTTTGGAAATATTTGGTCGATCACGAACTCAATGATTTGCTCCAGAATTTAGGAGATTTTTAACAATGAAACTTATGATCTCAGAGATCCTTCAAAAGGCACACAACGCCAAAACAAAAACCGAAAAGGTTAAGATCCTGCAGCAGAATAACAGTCAGACACTTCGCTCCCTGTTCATTTGGAACTTTGATGATAGTGTTCAGTCCGTTCTTCCTGATGGTGAAGTACCGTATACTAAAAATCCTGCTCCTCAAGGGACGGAACATACCCGTCTGGAGACTGAAGGACGTAAGTTGTACTATTTTGTCAAGGGTGGTGCCGATAACATTCCTATGATTCGTAGGGAGTCTATGTTTATTCAGATGCTTGAGGGTCTGCATCCTGACGAGCA